ATTCACTCAAATAATTAAAAATATGTTCACAAGAAAAAATGACTATCGAAAAAAAAGCCAAAAAAATACCAATAACAAGAAACACTAAATTCTTTAGTGCAGAAGATTTTGATTTAGAAATTGGATTTGCGACAGAATATTTAGAACAGGATGCAAATCAAACAATTATTTTGTATAGAGTTGATTTACAAAAAACACAAATAAACGACATTTATGTTGAGGCTTCAAAAAATTCGATAAGATACTTACCTCCAATAGAACTACCTGTTATTTTCGACATATCTGACGCTGAATTAAAGGCTTATAATAATAAAAGCCAAAAAGGAATTTACGCACAGACAGGTAAATTAACTTTTAGTGTGCTATTGAAAACGTTAGAAGAATACGATTGCGACATTTCAAGGGGAGATTATATAGGAGTGCAGATAACCCCAGACCATAGGGAATATTTTACAGTTACAGATGATGGCAGGGTTGGCGCAATTTCAAACAAGATGACATTGTATGGCACGAAACCGTACGCACGGACAATAACAGCCGCTCAGGTTGACTCAAATGAATTTAATGGATAAATGAGTAGAGAATATAAAAATATTTTAAGACGACCAAGGGTATATGGAGAAGAAAGGAGAAAAAATTTAACAAAGGAAATTCTTCAAGATTCAACGCCAATTCCTAGTCCGTTAGAGTATGAAGATGTTGACGAGGCGTTTTGTAACTGGGTAAAAGATGACCTTAAAATATCATTCGAAGGTTCTGATTTACCAACAATTGTGTTGTTTGCTAACCAAAGATTTACAGAATATATGCAATCATGGAAGGATGTCGATGACAAACGTAATTTTATACCAAATTTTAAGGCTGTAACAAGAGAAAACAACCCAAAACCTGGAACAATAGTCGGCCAGACAAGAAATATTCCAGGTGAACGAACGTATCTTATGAAACGCGTTGAAGCATTAGATAAAGCAAATAGAAAATATTATATTGATTATAGAGTGAAACAGCCGTTTTCAGTTGACCTTATTTATTCGGTTTCGATTGTTTCGACAAAATACCAACTTTTAAACGATTTCAACTTACTTATTCAAAATAAATTTAAAGCAATAGATTGTTATATAAGACCGAAAGGTCATTTTATACCAATGAAATTAAATGATGTGTCAGACGAATCTGAATACAGCATAGATAATCGTCAATATTATTCACAAACATATAATATAACCGTAATGGCGTATATTATGCCGAAAGACAGTTTTTCAGTTGAAGAGAGGCCAATATTGAAACTTGTAGGTTTTGAAAATACAAGAAAGAAAAGCAATTATGCGGATATTATTGATATACCTTGTAAAATTAAGGCTGATGCTCCGTATTCGTACACTAAAACCGTAATAACAGTACATCTTGATGAGTGTAGTTTTGGATACAAATTCAATATAGATTGTGATTTTAATTTTAAAAAACTTGAATTAACTAATGTTCGCGGATTTAAGTTATATATTAATGACAAAGAAGAGGAAGTTAACGAAAATTTAAAAATTAAAACTAACGATGAAATTAAAATAAAATCCGTTGGAAAATATAGATTAGATTCAGAATCTGAAATAAAATTTATCGGCTACAGCCCTACTGATACATACGAAAAAAATGGAGATGAAAAAATAATTGAAATAGATGCAGAATAACAACTTAGTTTTTTCAAACCAAAGTGTTTTTTTTTGATAATAATATTCTATTTATATAGAAAATAATAAGACTAAAAGATATTAAAATATGATAAGTGATGCAAGAGGTGGTCATGTTTCACCTGGTATTTACACAGAAGAAAAAGATGTTCTTTACTCAGTTAAAAGTCTCGGTATTACAAGTCTTGGTCTTGTTGGCGAAACATTGTACGGGCCAGCATTTGAAGATATCGAGGTAAAAGATTGGGGGGAATATGTTGACTATTTTGGTGGAACATCACCAGAGCTTTTTAAAGGTACTGGATTACCAAAATATGAATTGCCATATATAGCAAAAAGTTATCTTGAAGAATCAAAAAGACTTCATGTTGTTAAAGTGCTTGGGTTGTCTGGTTATAACGCAGGCGAAGCGTTTTTAATTAAACAAAACGATGTACCAATAGCAATTTTGAGGAGTAAGATGGTTTATTCATATAACGGCGCTGATTTATGTGCTCAAGGAGAGATAGATTCATGTCAACAGGTTGTTACTAATGTTACTGTTGGTAAATATACTGGTGGTGAATATAATAGTGTTTGTGCAAATGTAGAAGGTAGCACAAGTGAGAGCGTCAATGATAATATGAAATTCGGACTAACAGTTAATTGTACCGAAAATCTTGGGTTTAACACTGAGTATACCTACAATGTATCGTTGAATCCAAATGATAGCGATTATATTTATAAGGTGTTAAGTAATAGGCCAGATACTGGAACAACTCCTATTTATATTGAGGCTATTTATGAAGGCCAATTTGATGCCTCTACAGAGATAACAACTGGCGAATGCACAAAAATAGATAGCGGAGAAGTTCCAGTAACGTTTTACTATATTGTAACAAAAGCTGACGCTGATACCGAAGACGAAAACACTACATACACATATACTCTTCGTAGGGTTAGTGCTAATGAACTTGGTCACAGGGTACTTATTGGAGGCTTAGACCCAGCTAATTATGACAGCGAAAACAACGGCCAAATTATTTTAACTGGTCAAACAAGCAGGCCGAATATGAACGGATACTATGAACTAAACGCAGTGATTACTATTAACGATGCATATTCTAATTTTAAAGAAATGTACAGACCAGCACAAACTCCTTGGATAGTATCTGATATTGTAGCAAATGAAGCTGACGGAACTAAAACAGCTACAATGAGAAAATTGTTTAAATTCGTAACAATTTCAGACGGTGACGCTGCTAACTATCAGGTTAAAGTGTCCATCTCAAATATTAACATATTAAACGGAACATTTGATGTGTTGGTTAGAGATTTTAATGACAATGATTCTAATCCAATCATTTTAGAAAAATTTAGTAGATGTAGTTTGGTTCAAGGTGATTCATCATTTATTGCGCATAAGATAGGAACATCAGACGGTTTATATATTTCTAAGTCAAAATATATAGCAGTTAAACTTGCTGATGGTGAAGATTTTTCAGACTCAATACCAGCTGGTTTCTTAGGATATCCAATGCCAGACTATGGATGCGATGATAAACCACAACCTTTATATAATACAGTTTTTAATACTACAATTAAACCAAGAAGACAATATTTTGGGTTAACAAATGAAACTATTGATATTGATTTATTAAGGTATAAAGGTAAATATTTTTATGATGACAATGGTGATTGCAATCCAGAAAAATTGACGAACGGTTTCCATATGGATTCAATTATTTCAATGGAAGGATATAATAATTCTGCAATCGTTGATGGTGTTTCTGGGTTTAATTTTACAACAGTTTCCAAAGATAAAGTTGGGAGTGAAGAAAAAATTCCTAGATTGATTAATGCCCCATCATATGTGTCGCAAACAATCTATAAGGATGTAACTGTTAGAAAGTTCACTTTGTACTTCTACGGAGGCTTTGATGGCTGGGATGTTAATAGAGAAAGTAGAACAAATACTGATGAATATAAGGCATCCAGATACGCAGTTAAAACATTGAGTGGAACTTCAAAAGTTTTTTCCAGTGTTGAAGATAATGGCTTAAACCAAATGTTAAATCTACCATCAACAGCAATCACAAGTGACTATTATGCATATCTTGCTGGCTATAGGATTTTTGCTAATCCTCAAGATATTGATATTAATGTGTTTGCAACTCCAGGTATTGATTGGTATAACAATACGTTGTTAGTTGAAGATGTGTTAGATATCATTGAAGATAGTGATGACGGAAGAGGCGGTGATGCATTATACGTTATCGACTCTCCAAGAGATTCTGATATAATGGATATAGCGCAAGATTTGTTAGATACAGATTTAGACTCATCATATGCAGCAACGTTCTATCCTTGGGTGTTATATTATGACCAAACAAACAAGAGGTATATTGAATTACCTGTAACTAAAGATGTTGTACGTAATTTAGCACAAACAGACAACACAGCATTTCCTTGGTTTGCACCAGCTGGCATGGAGCGTGGTAATGTAAATTGTGTTAAAGCGTCTTATAAAACAACACTTACAGACGAAGATATACTTTACAGCGGTAGAATTAATCCAGTTAAATCATTCTCTAAAGATGGCGTTAAAATTTGGGGAAATAAAACATTATACACCAAAGATAGCCCACTTAATAGAATTAACGTAAGAAGATTAATGATTAGAGTGAAAAAATTAGTTACAGATGCGGCAAAACATTTAATATTTGAACAATATGACGATACACTTGAAAAACAATTCAGGGGATTAATCGAACCAATTTTGTCAAATGTTAAACAAAATAGAGGTATCTATGACTATAGAGTTGTTACTGAAGTTACTGAAGAAACAAGAGACCAACATATTTTACCAGCAAAAGTGTTAATTAAACCAACACCAGCGTTAGAATATATCTCAATCTCATTTGTGGTTTATCCAGAAAGCGTTTCTTTTGAAGAAAATTAATAACATAGCAAAACTTAGAGATGGAGTAATTCTTATTAAATTAGTCAATTTATGCCAACCCGGAACTATCCCTGATGGTACCTTCAAGACTAATCCAGATATGAATGTCTATGACAAATATGACAATTTAAAAAAAGCCGTTGAAGGAGCCAAAAAAATTGGAGCTCAATCAGAAACTGATCCAGATGATATT